GATGAGCACCACGTTAGACCGGTAGGGCCGCGGCACCTTGGCGAATACGGCCGGCCAGGTGATGTACTTGCCGAACTCCGACGGCGCTAGAGAGACGATTCGAGCCGACGGCACGTTGTGATTCACGATACCCAGCGGCTGGCCGGTACCGGTGCCCGAAATAATAGCCTTGTCCAGCGCCTTGACCATCGCCTCGGCAATGTTGTCGGCAATCGTCTGCTCGAAGATNGGCAGGGCCACCACCGAGGCCACCANCTCGACGGCCACGCGGACCTGCAGCTTGTGGTAGGAGAAGCTGATCGACGCGTTGACCGTCTTCTTCTGCTTGTCCGCAACTTCGCCGGCGGCAAGCCACACAGCCGTAGGCTTGACGNTCGACACCGGGATTTCCACGCCGCCCTGGATGCTGGTCTTGGTGACCCGCGACCAGATGCGACCAACTTCCTCCATCTTCTCCACGATCCGATTCAGAATCGTGGTCGGGATGACGGCGCCAATGTCCGAAGGCAACGTGGTNTCGTCGGCCCGAAACTCGAGAATATCATTCTTGGTGCCCCGGGTGACGTACTCCATGAACGCCCGGCGGTACTCCATGGTGTCGTACCGGTCGACGGCACGGGGCTCCACAGTGGCCTTCTGCACCGGCGTAGAGTCGATCACCCGGACTTCGGGCGCCGTCCCGGCCTCGATGCTAGCCGCCACGTCCAGGCGCCGGCGCAGCTCCTTCTCCTCGTCGGCCAGCCCCTTCAGTTCCTTTTCCAGCGCGTCCAAATCAGCCTTCTCGTCGTTCTCCAGCAGGCCACGAATCTCGGCCTTGCGAGCCTCGATTTCCTGCAGTCGCTTCCGCAGGTTCATGTTTTCACGCTCCCTTACAAGTAAGTTTGAAGAATCAGCTTGCGACGCCGCTTCTTAGCCGCCTCCGCGGCCCGGCGCTCGGCCTCCGCCTGCGCCATGAAGTAGCTCCGCGCGCTGATATAGGTATCCTGGTACGCCGGGGTGTCCACCGCCGAGACGTCCCAGATGCGCTTGAACCTCAAAATGCGGCGGGTACGGGTGTCTCGGTCGTAGGAGTCCTCCGCGACCGTGAAAGCGAAGGACATCTTGTCGATGTCGCCCCGCTTGATAAGCTCGTACAGATCCCGGCCCGCCGTCGTGTTGGCCAGCTTCGCCCGCACAAGCAATCCCTCATCGTCAGGGATAAGCTCCAGGGTCTTGTTCCGGGTGCGGGCCATGACCATGACGTTGTCGCTATGGTTGTACTTGAAGGGCACGTCCTTGAGGTCGGCGCCCTCCAGTGCTCCGCGGGCAATAACCTCGTAGTACCGGACGCCGTCGATTTCAAACAAAACGGTCGGGCGCTCGTAAACGATGGCCCGACCCTCGACGATCATCTCCTGGGCATCCCCGGCCGGCTCGATGGCCCGCAGCTCGGCCATGCGGATTTCCCGCTGGGGCCGAACCGCCGCCCGCTCATCCCACTGGGCGAGGCAGACGGCGTACCGCTGCGACTCGTCCGGGAACTCCTCCTGCATGGTCTCGTCGGCCATGCAACGGTCGATGAACTCGTCCTTCGTCTCGCCGTCATTCGGCTTGGGAAGCGGCATCGTCATTGCCTCCTTCGTTGGACGGCGCTGCGCCGTCCGTCTCGTCCACCGGCCTTGTGTCCAGCCTGCGAATCGGAATGTCCCCACCAGGAACTGGCGGCAGATTGAAGACCTCCGCCAACTGGTTCGGGGTCATGATTCCGCGGTCAACAAGCTGGACGAGCTGCAGTTTCGTCGAAACCGAAGCGTACTGCAGTCTGTTTGCCTCAAATACGATCTCGTTGCCGTGGCCGATTTCCCGGTCGCTGAAAAGCTTGGTCGTGAACTCCAGGCTCATCTGCACGGCAAGCGGCTCGATGGTGGACTCATAGAACGCATTCCACTCGTCTTCGGTATAGCGGCCCATGACGATGTTCTCGTTGACGCCGAAATACCTGAACACGGCGTCCCGAAGCTCTTTCATCTGGGCCGCGTTGACCATCTTGGGCTCGGTGTTCAGCGGGATGTACTCGGCCTTCGCGTCCAGGGCCGCAATCCCGCCGCTGTTGGACACAGTCAGGTACTCCTTGACGAACCGCTCGCGTTGGGCCTCGATGTCCGACTCCTTGAGCATCCCTTGGAACTTGAGGATGCCACGGAGGGACGCCGACGTCCTGACCGCCTGCGCCAACCCTTCGTTGGTGGTGTGGATTGCCGAAAGCGTCGCGTTGATGGGCTGGTTGGGCGACCCAAGCAAATCGTTGTTATAAAAGTGCCGGCGCAAGTGGATGACGTCGCTGTAGGGCAGCACCACCGTGCCGCCCTCCATGAAGACGAACTTCACATACAACTCTCCGGCGCTGTCCTCCAGCAACTCTGCCGACACGCAGTTAACTGGGTATACGGCCACCAACCGCCCAGCTTCCCAGACAGGGTAGGCCCAGGCGTTGTTGTCCAGCATCAGCGTCGTGACCAGCTTGTACAGCAGGTCATAGGCCGACATCTTTGGATTGGGCCGGAGGGACAACACCCGCTCGATGTCGCTGTTCTTGACGTGGATGACCTCGCCATCGACCCGGCGGATGTGCTTGGCTTTGAGTTTGGCCGCATTGCGGGCGATGGCATCCACCGCAGCCCGGACAACGTCAGCCTCATACGGCCGCTCGCCCCATGGTGTGAAGATGGGCGTGTAGCCGGCCATGACCTTCACTTGGGTGAGCCCGGTGCGGCGGCCAAAGAAGCGTCCAAATAGCCGTTGCAACCAGTTGCGCTGTTCCACCGGGTCACCTCCTTAGATGAGTGCCTTGTAGTCCTCAAGCTTTTGCTGGAGCACCGTATAGGCGATGATCAGGGCCACCGCCGGGTCGATGCGCTGGCGCTTGTTCTGGCCCTTCACGGGCCGGATGTTCTCGTTCTTGTCCACCTCGACGGCCAGGTTCGTGAGCGCCCACTTGAGCAGCGGGTTGTTGTTGTAGTTGATACGCTTGGCCGCCAGGTCGGCCCGCAGCACCTTCATGGGTGCACTAAGCGTCTTTGCCCCCATGATGACGGGTAGGAGGTTCTCCTTCCTGGTGTAGCCCAGGCGGTTTTCCATGTCCTCCACCCAGGCCGGAGAGTTCCAGGAGTCATAGCCGACCCAGTAGGTGCTGATACCGTACTCATCCCGCAGCCGGGCAAACCAGTCCGTAACATAGCGATGGTCAATGCGATTGCCCGGACACGGCGTGATCAAACCGCGCTCGACCCACCGGTCGTAGGGAACTTTGTCCTCCTTAGCCCGTTGCTCGATGGTGTCGCCGGGCATAAAGCCCTGAACGAGCGCGTAGAGCTGACCATCAGGACGCATGACCAAGATGGCCGCGGCCGTCAGGTCCGTGGTGGCCGACAGGTCCACGCCGCCGATGGCGTAGGTGTCCCGAATCTCATCCATCGAAAACGTGGCCTCGTTATTGGCTTCCTCGAAAGTCAGCCACGTCCCGGTGCTGGTCTCGCGGACGTTGAAGTCCTTAGTGAGCACGGTCGGCAAGAAGTTGGCGTCATTCTTGGCCCTCTCAACGTTAGCCGCCAGCTCCTCGTAACTCTTAATGGTGCCAAGCCCCGGATTCGCCTTTTCCCACGCTCGAAAGTCGACCCACTCCGAGCGGTCGTCCAGCTCATACAGGAACGCCAAGAACCGCTCGTCATCGACCACGCCATCCAGCACCCGGCAAGCGTAGTCGTAGATGTCGTCGTAGATGCACTCCCGGACGAAGCCGGCCGTCGTAATCATGGCCAGGAGCGGCTGCGTCCTGGCCGTCATCGACTGCCGCATGACGTCATACAAGTTGCGATCCCTGATGGCGTGCAGTTCGTCGATGATCACACAATGTGAGTTAAAACCGTCAAGGCTTTTACTTTCGGACGCCAGCGGCTCGAACTTGCTAAAGGCCACCGGAAAGTACAAGTCGGTTTTGCGCTTCTTCAGGTGCTTTCGCAGCGCCGGCGACTGGCTGACCATGTTGACGGCTTCGGAAAAAACGATGCGCGCCTGGTCACGTTTGGTCGCCACGCAGTAGACCTCAGCGCCGCCCTCGCCGTCGCCGACCAGCATGTACAACCCGATGCCGGCCAGGAGTGTCGACTTGCCGTTCTTGCGGCCGACCAACAAGACGAACTCCCGGCACCGCCGGTGGCCAGTCTCCTTGTGGACGAACCCGAACACGGCCTGGAGCAACGCCTTCTGCCAAAGCTCCAGCCGCACCGGCTGCCCGATCCACTTGCCCTTGCTGTGGCGGCAGAACCGCTCGATGAACTCAATTGGTGCCGTGGCCGCCTCTAAATCAAAAACCCACGGGTCTCGTGGGTTGTGCAACTCATCGACGAGCTTCTCGTATTGCTGCCGTACGCGTTTCGAGACAACGACCTCGCCGGACTGGATCTTCTCCCAGTACGCGAGGATGTAGTTCTCGGCCACTATTTGCCCCGGCGCTTCACGAACGCCATCAGCTCGTCGGCTTCGGTCTTCTGCTTGTCGCCGTCGGGCAGCAGATCGATGAGTTGCTTTACTACCGCCGAGTAGCGGTTGATGAGTGCCGCGTACACCTTCGTGGCCGGGTGCTCCCGCAGAAACCGCTGCGCGCCCTGCTCAAACAGCTCGATGACCCCCTCGCGGTCAATGATTTCTCGCGTCTCTTCGAGCGTGGCCCGCATAAACGCAGCCTCTTGGATCAGCCCGTCGACGATCCTCCTCTTATCTTCCGGCAAATCCTTGAAAACTTTCTTAAGTCTCGTCAGCTCGGCCTTGATTTTCCTAGCTTTCTCTTCCGCCGCCGAAGTCCGGCTATCTTCGACCGGAAAATCAATCACTTCTGCACCGTTTTTCCCAGCCACATTTTCACCCCCTCGTGTGCGCGACCATTCCGGGGTTTTCGGAGGTGCCCGCCGCCGGTCCCTGGCCGGGGTGCCGCGCATCTCGACCGGGGGGGCGTCAGCGCACGGCAATGAGGTCGCCGTCAGCGGTGAANCGNAGNCCTTCGGCNANNGGCACCCGCTCATGGTGCTCCAGATTATGGCATTCCTGACAGAGCAACTCCAGGTTATCAAAGCTCAAGGTAATCTCCGGGTCGTTGATGTTATCCGGCGTCAGATAAACCTTGTGGTGCACGATCTTACCGCCGGCGCCGCACCGCTCACACAGACCGTGACGGGCCGCGATGTAAGCCTCCCGCGTCTTTTGCCACGCCTTCGATTTGTAAAACTTGCGCGCCCAAGGTTTCACATGATCACCCCGCTCGGCGCGCGACGAGCCCCGCGGCGGAGGTGGAGGAGGGGACCGCGGGGCCTCGGGCCTATCTATGTGCGCGCCGTGCACGGTTGGAGGACCGATCGTTGCACCTGTGCTCGATACCATCGTAGCAGGTATAGGGGTGCTCTTTCTCCGATGTTTTTCCGATGTTTCCTAAACCTCCCACCCCAGCCTGTCCGCTATCAACTCGATAAACTCCCGGCGCCACCGATAGAACGTATCATGACCGATGTTTAANCGCTGCATGATACCCTGGTTGGTTAACCGCTGCTCAAAATATTTCAGCCGAACGAGCTCCCAACGNCCCTTCTCCTCGTGAGCCTGTACAACCTTAATCGCGTACTCGATAGCTTCCAGTCGGCGGGCAATCTCCAAAAGCACGCCAGACTGAAGATGCATTACTTTGTTGGCCGTAGGGTCGCCCGGTCCGGTAGAAGCAGGCACATCCGGCACCGGCGTACTGTACAGGATGTCGGCACGCATGCGTTCGAATTCACGCTTGCGGACGGGATAGTGATACAGCTCCTTTTCGATGGTGCGGAAGTTGGCTCGTCGTAATTCTTTGAGNGTGCGATCTTCTGCCACAGTCAGGCTCACGGTCAAACCTCCCCGATGCTACATTACCGGGTCGCTGTGAAAATCACCCAGCAATCTCCTGCGCGACCTCGCTGATCTCTATCTCCACCCNNGGCACNCCGTCNTTTTCNGCGTACCATTTGNNNGCCACACGTGCTCGGGGTATTTGCGACGCATCTTTGGATTTGAAAACCACGCCGCGTCCTGCTTGTCCTCATAGGTCCTGGGCCAGTCGCTCATTGGAAATTCCCACCCGTCAGACGCTTCAACTCCGCATCAAGGGCCGCCCTGATTTCACGGNGGGCGCGGGCAACCCACCGGGTGATGTCCACCGCTATTGCTGCAATCGGCCCAGCCGTACGCCTGAGTCTGCGCTTGTAGCGTCGGATGCGCTTGTGGTCGCCTGGCAGAAGACGTTCACCACGCATATAACGCTGCAGCGAGCGNTTCATGGCCCGCCTGCTCATCCCGCCGCCCCCCCGTCCGGCGCCGGATCTCTTGCTACCGCCTCCAATGCCATGCCGGTCGCCCTCTCTCTTTTTTGGCCTTGCTTGAACCAATTGCCAACATTTCTTGCCGGTCTTCTTGCGCCTAACCGTTGGGCTTTTACTGCGACGGCCTCCGGCGTTTTGCCGAGACGCTTGGCGATTTCGTGCTTTGAAACACCAGCTTCCCATAAAGCAACGAGCATGCGTTCATCGTCTTCGGACCAAGCAGGTTCTGGCGGAGCATCCTCCCAGTTCGGTATGACTCGCCCGAGCTTCCGCCTAATTTCCAGATAGGCATCTCGATCGACGACAATGACTTTGATGTGCGGATAATAACGCGCCATTCTGTTCAGTGCCGTTCGAGACTTTTGGTCCATGTAGCCTTTAACCTCGTGGTACTCGATTTCGCCCGAGTTCAAGGTGACTTTGAAATCCGGCGTATAGAACCGAGTGCCACGTTTCACCGGGAATTCAAACGTGTCCGGCTCATAAGACCAATCCCGTATTTCCCCTCGCGACTTTAGCCAGTTCAAATACCTGGCATAGTTGGCTTCCCAACGCGAGCGTACGTAAATGCCCAGGTCAGCACGCCGGCCGCTGTAGGTTGGATGTCCAAGGCCGTTTTTAGTGCTCATGATCCGCCCTAGGCTTCGGGTCATTTTGCGGACATGCTCGAGAGATTTCGATCGATGCTGGTCTGTAAGTCCCAATTCGTTCGCTCGGCACGCAATGGCCGCACGGCTACGCCCTAACTGTTTTGCAAGCGAATCGAGAAATGTCGTTTCAGGGAACTTGGAATATAGCTCTCGGAGCAAGTCGTCCTCTTCCTTAGTCCATGGCTTTCGCTTTACCAAGCCAAGTTCGGAACACTTTCCCCTCACCGCCCTTTCAGACCGGCCAAGATGATTTGCGATCTCTTCGTAGCTCATGGTGAGGTAGTTGGCTTTGAGAAAAGCAATTTCATCGTTGGTCCACCTTTTCACGCTGCAACCACCTCCAAACGCCTCTGCCGAGGTTGGGCTACGGGCACAGCGGGTACGGTCAGCTTAATCACCGCCACTCGCCTCCCCGCACCCACACCATGCAGGCGTCTCGCCACACGTCGCGCAGGGTTTGTAGACAGCGGCCTGCTCCATCGGCAATCCCCAAAGACCGCGCCGCACAAGTAGTCCAATCAGCCCGTAATTAGCAAGGTCAAGCCAACTATCGTCCAGCGACTCGTTGTTCGGCTTCCGTCCCGATTGCAGCAGGTTCGCCAATCTCTCCACCTTGTCAGAGGCACGGACCAACACGCCGAGTTCGCCGAACTTGGCGATGTTGCCGGGACCGTAGTCAGCCTGCTTTGCAAGCAGTACGCGGCGCATCTCGGCGAGGATCATATCGACTGCTTGCTCGAAGGTCACAGGTTCCTGAATCCCATCGTCACGATTCGCTACCCAAACCATCACGCGCCCTCCTCTGCGCCTAGATGACCCATTATTGAGGCCATCTCGGCTCCGATGGAACTGATCCATTTGTCAGCGCTCTCCTCTAGATACTTGGCGAATGACTCTGCCGCCAAAACCCACTCCGGATGTGGTGGATCTACTTCGGTTTCGATCCTGACCCGATGAGTGACTTTAACGCTCTCGCCCTCGGGTGTAGTAAACGTGAATCTCAACTCCGCTTTGCCATCATCAACGCGTTGTGTTCTGCTTATCCTCATCATGCACCCCCCTTCGCCCGCTTCCGATTGCGCTCCATTGCACCCGCAAGCGCAGCGTCGATGTCGTAGCCCATCTGGTGCCCGACCGATAGCACTGCATGTAGCAGGTCGCCATACTCCTCTTCGTGGTAGGCCATATCGTTGGGG